AGCTGTATCTTTTGATATTTTTCTATCGTTTAAAGCACCGTAAATAGCACCGTGTTTGTTATCCAAACTTGTATTTTGTTTTTCAACTAACTCCATAGAGCTGTCCTCCTTGTTATAATTTTTAATAAAATCACCGCAACTGAAACACTTAGACGAGCCATTTTCATTTACGGATAAAGCATCTGTACTCCCACAAGCATCGCAGGGTAAATGCATTTTGACAAAAGCCATATATTCTCCTTGACTAAAGTGGATTGTTTAAGAGAAATACCAAGTGCAAGGAGGGACTTAAGAACTCCTAAACAATCCTAAATAAATTCTATTTTGAGTCGCCCTCTGACTCTTCAACAGTTTGTTCTTCTTGTTTTACCACAGCTTCTGTACATTCTCCTAGCAAAGATTCTAGTCTACTGCTGTGTTCTTGAGAAGCAAAGTTTAAAGCTTCAACTAATACATTTAACGTGCCTATCTTACTAATACGTATCTTAGCCTCTGCTTTTTTACCCTCATCTGTAACTTTTGAAACATCATATGCTGTTTCTTTGTTGTCCTTGTTTGGGATAGTGATAATCATTTTTTCTCCTAACTTAAAAGTCTAAATCTTCGTCAACACTTGCACTAGAGTCTTGTCTTTCTACCAAGTCTAGTACTTTGACTCCGTCTAAAATGTAATAATCATATGAGCCCCATTTATTTTCATGGTGCCAGTAATGAAACATTATCTTAGCGTGTGTTTGATTGCCTATAGTAATCTCTCTACCGCTTTCATCATTAAACTCAAACGGTCCTCCTTCAGCATTCTTAATAATAACTGACTTGTTATCTGCCCCGTTTTTATTTTTAGTAAATCTTTTAAAGTAAATACTTTCCGGTATCTCTTTATCTTCCCAGCCTTTTGTTCTGACTCCCATCTTTTTAGCCATCTCTAAATCTTCTGGGTTGTCTGGTATTAAAAAAGTTTCCCAAACGCCATCAGGATTAAACTTAAAGTTCGGGTTATTAATAGAAGGATAAATTAACTTACCGTCTATTGTGTAGTATTTAATCTTACCTTCATCCGTTTTTTCTATTAGTTTAGACATATAAACTCCTATATTTATGTGTTAAGTTATTCATTATACGTACCTTATTTATTAATTGCAAGTAAAATATCATCAAAAGATACAAAACTTTCATCACATAGTTTTACGTAAAAGAACTCGTCCTTCCCCCACCTCACTTCATAGCTTACTTTATTCTCGTAAAGCTCTCTGTTGTTTTCTCTTATCCAGTTATCAAAATTTCTATACTGGTCCTTGTTTAATTTTTTAAATTCACTCTCCATTTTTCTCCTTATCATAAATAATTAAACCTGCTCCATAACAACATACTATCACAAATAAAATTACTATTCCAAAACTTATTAATTCTCCTATCATTTTCCTTGTCCTCTATATTTTTTGTAGGAACTTTTTTTATTTTTGTTCATGGTTGAGAATCCTACATTACCTCTACCTTGACTTGTTCGCTTACCTCTGACACCAGTAGCAGGCGTATGAGATTTTTTAAATGCTTTAGATTTAATAGCCATTAAAATCTCCCAGCAAAAATATGAAACAATCCTTTTAACTTATCTTTACTTAAATGTTTTAAATGACGTGGCACGTCTTTATACATTCTTTCTATATCTTCTTTATTATTATAAAATATATTCTCTGATATGAATTGTAGTATTTCATCCCTGTCATCATCAACATTTAAATTATATTGTTTAAATAAAAGATCTGCTGCGGCTTTTTGAGAATCTATCTTTAATTTAGA